ACGACTCGGAAGACCACCACCCGTTCCCCCGCGACCAGGTGGAGGAGGACCCAACAATGGACCACCCGGACCCCCGGGAGGCCCACCGGGGCCACCTCCCCCGATCCCACCTCGCGGACCAGCACCCCCTCAAGGACCCCAGGGCCCAGCTTTAAAACCCGGCATGTTAACGTTGAACGAAATTCTACTAAAAGAGCACAAGTTCGTTCCTCATTACTTAGCAACCCGGTTTGCTAGCCCTGCGGTGTCCATGACAATGGAGGGTGCACCGCGGAACGTTTTGCGAACAGTCCTACAAATGCCCCCTCATTTATTAGAAAAATTTGAAGATTATTGTCAGGGCTGGACTTTGCAGACGTCGCGTGAATTTTTCCCTCATCCAGTCTCTCGTGTAGAACGCGAGATATCAGAACTACAAATTTTTTCCTATATTTGGAAATTTGAGCAGAAAAATTTTTCCCGAGTTCCCCTCATAGTAGACATAGGGGCCACGATGGCACGTCATCAAAAACACCGCAGAAACACATGGGCACGCGTTCATGGTTGTAATCCAATTCTCAGCGGTGCAGACGTGTTCCGTGGTAATTATGACCCCCAGCATGGGTTATCCCATTGTCAACATACAGTCAATGCCTGCCAGTGCATCACCCCTCATTATTATACATCTACCCATTCATTGTATTATTTATCACAATATGAGATATTGGAGTTGGTGCACAAATCATTAGCAGGCACATTGCTGGCCGCTTTACATGTATATAGAGACCCTTATGGTACTAAATCGTTAGGAGAACACATTTACCAGGTCGACAAAGGCGGCACAGTAACTGCTTCTTTAGCAGGCAATCAACAGGCCTATCAACATCCGGACATGGCCTGGTTGCACTGTACGAATTACTATGAGAAGGATGGCATCGCTATGAGTTGGACCATTGACACCAACGTAGGAGATACGAATGTTTACGTTTTTAAGAAAGCTCCCGCTGGTATGAAGTCAGAAGTTCCAAACAAGAATGACAGTCTGGGCTACTCATTAATGAGTCACAATCATTTTGGCCCTATAAATTATCAACCGGTCACCTTGTCGGGAACAAATGTCCCCTCAATTACACCCACATTTTCACGCTACTCAGGGTTTTACACAAGCACCAGCGAGTTTGGAATTCCGAAAATTTTGGTTTCTCAATTAATCACAAACTTTACCAATCGGCCCCGAACTCCCGAGGTGTTTCAGACCATGACTGCGGCTGCAAAAACATTAGTCAAAAACTTGAATATCCCAGCCGATCTTTTACCCCTAGTAGTACACGATGCCGTCACAATTGCATACACCTATCCCTTTTCCCAACAGTCCACTCAAAATTTCTGGACTTTCTTTTCTAATTATTTCCGCACAAAAATGTGGAATCGGACTGTTGCTCAAAATAACTCCTGGATGGATCTTTTCTACCATTACCCTTGGCAAATGGCTGCTTTGACTGCCGTCTTACTTTACTGTCCCCCGAAACTATATTTATGGTTAGGAACAGGATTGATTAAGGCCGCTTATTATGTAGCCCCGTCTTGGATGACATGGTGGGTGAAACCTCTTGTTGGTTTCCTGGGCTCTTGTTGGAAGTTCCTCGCTAGCCTAATACAAATCCCCGGAGATTTTTGGGGAAGTTTTGGAAAATATAGTTATGCACCGCGTTCAGCACAAGATTTGTGCTATGCTCACACTCCCGCTCTACCTCAGCACCCCTTGGCAGTTTTTGTCCGGTCAGAAAATGAGGTTTGTGTCCCCAAACATGGTGTGACACTTGTAGGCATTGGTTTCAAACAAAGAACTCCAGTGCAAGCTCGTAGTTGTTCCCACAACGAAGAAATTTCGATGCGCAATCGCGTGTTGTTAGATTTGGACGTAGAAGTCCCTTTGGATTGGGAAAACACAGAACCTCATAAAGACCCACGGGTAGTTTTCGTGAAAGAGCAGTGGGAGCAATTGCTCACCCACGTAGAAGAAAATCGTTATGAAATTTATAATCATGACATTCGACCAGTTCGACCCACGCCATTTGATCAATGGGTCAAAAGATTCCCTGCCGCACGTCAGCAACAACTAATTGAAGCTAAGGAGCAGCAATTAGTAGGCGACGGCCCCGCTTATAATATGTGCAAATCATTCATTAAACGGGAATTTTTATTTAAAACTGATGAGGCAGGCCCCTATGATTTGACCCCAAGGTTAATTCAGAGTCGAGGTCCCGTTTATCAAGTTCACACTGGTCCTTGGACACATGCATTTTCAAAACATCTACGAAACACCTGGTGTTTGCCCGATAGTCACATTGTTTATATGACCACATATACAGCGGAGCAGTTAGGCTCACAATTTGATTATTGCATTGACACGATTAAAGCTCGTTTTGGATCTTGTATCACCATTGAAGACGACGGGTCAACTTGGGACGGATCTCTGGAAGAGGCCGCGCTTGATGTTGAAACGACGCAATATGGTTGGTTCAGTCCTCCTGCCCGAACATATCGGGCATTAAGGAAGCAACTTTCTTTTTTCAGTGTTACTCGTCACGGACACTTGGCCCGCCATGCTGGCCGACGGAAAACCGGCGATGGTAACACCAGTTGTGGGAATAGTCTACTGAACGCACAAGCGCATGATTATGCGTTTTACACCGTAACCTCTCATTTATGGTCTTATGAAGTGTTTAAACAACATTTATTTATATGGGTCCTAGGCGATGATAATTTGATATTCGCAGATCCGTTGTTTTTACCCTATGTCCCAGCAGCAGAGAAAATAATTAAGAATTTGGGAATTAGACCAAAAATGAAGATAAACATTGACCCCTACATGTCAGAGTTTTGCTCAGGATATTTTTATCCAACAGCAAATGGACGCTGTTATGGCCCGAAAATAGGCCGCGCTCTGATGAAACATGGATGGAGTCGTGAAGAATGGAATCTTGATGCCTCCTGGTTGAAAGGAGTAGCAGAATGTGTAGAGTTGGATTGGAGTCACATCCCCATTTTGCGCGTTTTGTGTCAGAGAGAGCTTGAGCTGTTAGACACCGTGAAGGCACGGTATGAACCCTCTGACGACAAGATTCATGTTGCCAAAAGACAAGGTTTTAATCCAGACATTTACGACTTTATTTTGGCCAAATACGGTGTGGATCAACAATTTTGCACTGACTTAGAAGAAGTTATACAAGGCGTAGAGCAACTACCATGCACTATTTATGATGATCAATTTTCAATTTTTTTCGATATAGATGTGCCACCTAGGAAAGTCACAGCAACCACCAATAATGATTTCTCCCAATATATACCAGCGACATTTGATGTATGGCGTAGCCCCACCATTACTATTACAAGAGCCATTCTCGAAGAATTGGTCAAACGCTGGGTAACCCCCTTGCCAATAGTGCTGTACGAAATGACACAACATTCTTTTGATAAATATTGGCCTACCGCAATCATGCATTTCGCAACATGGACAATGCCTCTGCCTGTCGCAGTAGTTGTCCATACTTTATGGAACATGATAGCCCATTTGAAAGGGAAAACTATTCCTGGAGATATCTGGGGCGCTTTAAAGAACATTTCTTTACCACTTTGGGTTTCTTTGACTATTTTGATGGATGCTCCTCAAACTCCTGCTATTATGCCTCGTACTACACGTAAGGCCCGTCAACTTATTGACAAGCTCGTTGCTTCTCGACAGCTATCCGCTTCGGGTTTGCACTGGTTGGTTAACGCAACTGACCCTTTCCATGACACCGAGCTGGCCTGCGATGGTTTCCCGGATATCACTTCTTCAAGATCTTTAGTTCAATGTATTACATTGAACACCACAATCACAAATGTTCTCGGTTCGACACCGTGGGACTGCCACATTTTCCTCAACCCTTGTTCCTGGCCTTTTGGCAAGAACTCTATAGATTCTGACAATGATGAAGGGTTTTACCTCAACACCATGTTGTGGGACGGAACGTTATCCGGCAATAACGTTACGTACCCAGTGGCGTTGGGATCTGGTTACAATGTTATTGTGACCTCTGAAGGAACAGCTTGGAATCAAGCTACGGTGGGCAATGTTGCCTCCTCTGATGCCGTTTACTTACCGTCAAATTTCCAGACTGGGAATTGGCGTTTGGTAGCGGCTGGGGTTGAGGTACACGATGTAACAGCTGACCTTTACAAACAAGGGTCTGTTACAGCTTACCGATCACCGGCATTACCACAATCTTGCACCTTGAGAACTGTTGCAGGTAAACCCTTTACCGCAACTTTGTCGCAATTACCCCCCACAGACCAGCCCTCTGCAACTTTATTGCCAAATTCCCGCACTTGGGCAGCTCGTGATGGAGTTTACTCCATCAGTACTTTGAATGACATCACCAATCCGTTTACGAGCCCTTATCCAGGGTATGCTGGTCTAGCCTCCTACTTAACAAACACTCAGTTGTTAGCTAACTCCCAACGAGGAGTTTTTGTTCCAAACCCTACCGAAACAGTGGTTGGGAACCCTTCCAACTATGCTCTCCCCTATGACGTTAACGGTTGCATCTTTTCGGGTTTAAATCCGAATAGTCAACTTACCGTGACCGTCCGATACTTTGTGGAACGAATACCCACTCCGGATCAGCCTGATCTAGTGGTGTTAACTCGTCCCAGCCCTCAATATGACCCCTTAGCCCTCGAATTATACTCACGTGTACTCGACGAACTACCAGTAGCGGTCAAAGTCGGCGAAAACCCCCTTGGTGAGTGGTTCTCAAGTATCCTTGAGGTGATAGGAGATGCGGCCCCCATAGTGGCGAGCTTCATCCCAGGTGGTGGCCCTATCGGGGCCGCCGTCGGAGCCGGTGCCAAGGCCTTGGCCAAAGCAACTCGTGAAAAACCTCAAGAGTTGGCCAAGGAATCAGCTGAGTGGGGCCCAGGCACGCAAATGCCCCGGCCTAGGAGGAAACCTCAGATGAAAGCGACTACACAAATTGCTGCACCCTCCGGTTCCGGTCGACGCCGCCGACGTCGATAGGAGCCAAACGGCAGTCCCCAGAAATCTGGTAGGAGAATTGACGATCTCCCCGTGACAGTTGGGTTAGAACACCCTTAGAGCTGAGATGTTGTCAGGGCCCGAAGCACAATGACAACTGAGCCATAAAGTTCAAAC